CAGTCGAGCCAAAAGAAATAGTTGTGACAGGAGCAACCGTGGCAGAAGAAGCCAGCAAGGTCACCACACCAGAACTATTCTTGGCGTACAACTTCATGTCGGCGATGTTGAGACCCAACTCACCATTGACAAGGTTTCCCGCAGAGGGAACGGCAGAAGCCGTATTGCTGTAATACAGCGAAATTGGGGTGAAATTTATTGCCGCCATTAGAAGGTTCCTCCTGAGATACCGCCAGTTGTGCCTGTTCCAACAGTCAGCACGCTTGTGGATGAATTATAAGAAAGGTTTGCAGATTGAGCCAGTACGCTAGTGCTTGAGGCAAACAGCACCCCATCCGCCGTGTATGACGACAAATTGGTTCCGCCGTTGGCAACAGGCAGGACGCCAGTGACACCAGTGGTCAGCGGGAGACTGGCTCCTTGAGACAAGTTATAGGTATCACCAACTTGAATTTCTTCAATTGAAGTACCATCAATTACGAGTGGGTATCGTGCCGTCATTTTCTATTCCTCAAAATAAAGCAACATTGACTATGGTTACGCCGTCATGCAACAAAACAGGCAAGAAGCCACTTGCAACTGAAATTTGTACCACAGAAGCATTGTGTAAAACAACTGGCAAATATGTGGGATTCAACTGCCAAGCGGGTAAAGACCCCGTTGACTTCAACACCTGACCAGACGTTCCGATTGGCAACTTTGTCAGTGTCGTAGAGCCAGTGGCATAAAGCAAGTCGCCAGCGGTATATGACGTAATGTTTGTGCCGCCCAAGTTTACAGGGACAGTAGTCAGCGAGATGACTGTGCCAGTGACGTTAATTGGCGCTGTTCCTGTATAGATTTGCGATGCGCTGACCTGCGCAAAAGTGATGTTGGTCGTGCCAAATACAATCACGCCCTGCGTGTTGCAGGTGTAGGTCTCGCCAGCACCAGTAGTGCCTTGTTGGACAAAGAAAGTTGAGCCTTCGCTTAACGTGGTTGGCCCAGCAATCCCGTATGTATTGGTATCAGAAGAGCGAGTTAAAACCCAGTTTGTCGAGCCAGAACCTACGCTAGTCACCACATAAACGCCGTTTTGAGTGGCGTTTGTTTGCGTGTAAACCAGAACACGGTCGCTAACCGAAAGGGTGACTCCATCAATCACCAAGGCGGCTTGTGTGCCTGCGTTGGTCAATGTAGCGCCAACACCGTCTCCAGCCCCGCCCGGTTGGTTGTAAGTTGCATTCAGCGGAGTTGGAGACTCAACACGCACTGGCGCATGGAAGTGGATGCCAGTAGCCACAAGACCGTCTACATATTGCTTGGTAGCTAACTGCAATGCCGTTGTTGGGTCTTGCGTCACAGCAACTGAAGTCAACCCGCCCAAGGTAAGGCTTGAACCGCCCAGAGCAATTGCAGTTGTTCCAACAGTCACAGACGAATTGGTAAGACTTCCGTTGCCAATGTTGGTCAAGGTGTTATTTGAACCGCTGATTGTTTTGTTGGTCAGCGTCTGAGCCGCGTTATTTGTGGTGACCGTGTCTGAAACAACTTGGGCAGAAGCCATGTTGAACGCGCCACCAGTGATTGTTTTACTGGTAAATGTCAACGAAGATGGCAACGACAAAACTGGCGTCTGACCGCCAGTGGAATCTATTTCATTGGCTGTGCCAGTTACAGAGGTCACCGCACCAATCGCAGTTGCGGAAATTGCGGTGTCCGCAATAGAGGTAATTTGACCTTGCGCGTTTACCGTAAAAGCTGGAACTTGAGATGAAGAGCCGTAAGTCCCAGCGGATACACCGCTATTGGCAATTGAAATCGTACCTGTGGAGGTGATTGGCCCTCCCGTCAAGCCAGTCCCAGTTGCAACCGAAGTCACGCCAGAACCAGCGGCAATGGTTTGCCAACTACCGTTTATGTAACCCTCAAACAGCGCAAATGTAGTGCTGTACCGCAACATTCCGTTTGCTGGGGTTACGGGGCGGTCTGCTGTTGCGCCAGCAGGAACCAACACGTTTGACGCACCGGGCAACTGTGGGTTGTTGGCAATTGAAATTTGGGGCGTGGTTGATGAATTTACAACCGTAATCTGATTGGACGTTCCGCTCACAGAAGTGACCGTACCGTCACCTTGACCGAAGTTGTACCAGTTTCCGCTTTGGAAACCTTGAAAACGAGCGGTGGTGGTGTTGTAGCGAATCTGACCACCAAAGCCAACGGGTAGCTGTCCAGTCGTTCCAGTAGGTACAGCCATCGCGCCAGTGCCGGGCAACACCACGTTGTCAGCAATTGAAATTGTTGGGTTACCAGACTGACCATCACCGTTTACAAGATTGACTTGACTAGCAGTGCCTGTAATTGTGCGAGGGCTAAGACCAGTCCCGCCAATTAACGCCACCATCCCAGAACCGCTCAAGTTGGCAAGCGATGCAGGCAAACCGTCCAAAGCAACTGTTGGGTTGCCAGAAACGCCATCTCCGTTAGAAACGGACAGACCAGCACCAGAAGAGGCTACAGAACGCCCCGTAATGGCTGTAGAAGACGTTTTAACCTGAATCCCAGCACCAGAGTTCACCAAGGACAATAAAGCGCCTGTGGTGCTGATATTGAAAAGTCCTTGAGCGCCACCGTCAGTGGTCACCAAACCATTGGTTGCGCCAACATAACGGCTGTTGGGCAACTGAGGGGTTTGGCTGACGGTCAGGTATGTGTAGGTCTGCGTTGGCGAGTTTGCAATCGCGCCCGTGGTTGTTTGAACCGTTACGCCGTTTTGGACAATAGGTACAGACTCAGCGCCAGTGATAGCACCAGCGGCTGGGAGTTGGAGTATGGAAACTTGTGCTGACATTTATGTACTCGTATTGTCTGGGGGGTTAGGAGCAATCGTATCCTTATTCCCTGTGTTGGTCGGAGTTTGAGTGTTTTGTTCGGTCGAAATCTGGAACTGGCTTGAGCCGTCCATGTTCTGGCTTCCAGTCATCAGGAAGTTGTCGTTAGCCGCAACACTCACATCAGGGCGTGCAAACCGAAGGTTAATCCTTTCGGTTTTCCGTGCCGCCAAACGGTAGGGGTCAAGCGTGTCCCAGCACCCGTCGCCACAGACGCGAAGACCGGGTGAATTCCCATCAGGTCTCAGATTCACATACGGCTTCTTCATCTTGCACCTATCGCACACCGCGATAGCAAGTGAAGTCAGTCCCGTTGTGTCCAAGAAAATAGGCATCCGTTACCTCGTGTAGACGGAAATGTTAGGGGCGAAGTAAATCGGCGACTTGTCGCGCTCTTCTTGCTCCGCTTCGTACAGGTACTTCTCAGCCATCTTTTCCAGATAGCCGACCCTGTCCATCGCTACTTGAGGGAGTTCGAGGCTCATACGGTGAGCCAGCATGAACACTACAGCCTCGTACCAGCGCTGGGGAATCTGTAGTTCGTCAGTCAAAGCGCCCACGTCCATGATTTGGCTGGAGTACCACACAGTCATCTGCACAAATGCGTTACTGGGGGTAGGCCATAGATAAATCGTTGGATTAGGAATCGTGCGGTCGAACCAAAATTGATAGGGTTGGTTCGCTGTAAAGTTCTTGTTAGGCAGGTTGGTGTAGTCATCGCGGTTTAGGCGAGACATCATCACTTCGGTGCTGTTATTGCCGATATACCACTCACGCAGGGCTAAAGTAGTCCCGCCAGAGGCAACGATGCGGTAAAACGGCACGTTTTGACCGGGGTCTATATCCGTCCACACCCATGTGTTGTCGGTCACTGCGACCGCTCCAAGGTTCTCCAACGTGGTGTAAGTTACCCCGTCAGACGAGTATTGGAGCGAAATATTCCACGTTGCTGACCCACCGCCTGCAATGTAGGGCAAAAACCCAATAGAGCCTGCATAGATGGGATTTGACGTCCCGTAATTGACCGTGAAGTTCCCATTTGCAGAAGTCTGCTGGGTGTAGGTTTCAATGTTGCCGTCGTAGAGGTTTGCGACCACACCGCCTGCGGATGAGGTATATGCCCCATCAGGGCGCGTCATCGTGCGATACAGCACGTTAAGCGTGTCTACAGCCCCGTCAGGCAGGGTGTAGCGGTATTTGTCTGGGGTGAGTCCGATGACCTCTTTTTGGATAGCCCAATACTGGATACCACGGTTAATGAGGTTTGACAAAAGAAAGCCAAGCGATTGGCGTGCGGACAAAACCTGCTCTGAAGTCAATTCTTCAGCCAGCTTACCGCATCGACGAGCGCCGTGGTCAATCAAGGTTTGTACATTGACCGTTTGTCCGTATGTATCAGAGTACGCCATAGTTCAGTTACCAGCCGGGGCAGTCCCACCGTTTCAACGATGCTTTTGCCCTTGGTGCGTCTCCTTTTGAATGTTCCACCACGCCTGACATACGAGCGCAAAAAGAGTCCTTTCGCGCCCCACCTTGAGGTTGAGGAGCCTTCAATTTGCTCCCAGTTTCACGGTTGTATTTTGCCCGACCTTTTGCTGTTAATCCAGCACCTTTTTCAACAGGCAACTTTTCACCGCGACCAACTGCAAGATTAACTTTTTTTTTGCTCATTTTACTTTGGCGGTTTTTGCCGACTGCTTAAAGTCTTGAGCCGTTGGAGCGCCTTTTGAACCCACTCGGCGCATCTTTTCGCCAGAGCCTTCAGCGATTCTTTGACGCTTTGCATTGATGTTGTCATACAAACCACCTCCTTTGAATTTTTTGCCCTCATCAGCCTTGTCAAATTCTTTTCCGACTTTTTGAGGAATGCCAACCTTCTTAGCGAACGCAGGGTTGTGCGCGACCGCCGACATCAAATTGTGTTGGGAAGATGATTTGCTTGGCATATCAGTCTGGGTTCTTGATGTAAATACCTTCAAACTCTGCGGAGACGTTTGATGGAGATGTGGAAGCAATTGCTCGTACTTCGATGTCAGTTTTTTCAACAAATGCAAGGGGCGTATGCAAGTCAACAACAAAGTCACCATTACCGGGAACACGCGAAGAACTTTGCTGTCTAAACACCCCACCCAATGGGCGTTGAATCAACTGGAAGTTTGTCCATGCGTTTGCGTTTGTATTGCCAGACGTATAGAACAAGCCTGTCAAATACAAGGTGTAGCCTGCTGGAACAGTCCAAAAAGCCATCTGTGTTTGGTTTGCGTTAAGAGCAATCATGCCGTAGACGGTTGCTGGCACGCCAGAGGTGACAGTGCCTGTACCAGCGTAGATAGTGCCTGCGGCAGTTGCGCCAGAGCCAGCAGTGACAACAAACATACGAGAAATACGCAAGTAACTATTAACAGTGTTGACTGCGGTCTGACCGTCAAGAATTACTGTTTCGCTAATTTCGTTGTAGTTAGCATCAAGACCAGCAATTGAAATTGTTCTTGCACCAGTTCCAGCCGCCGCATCATCCGCGCTAGAACTAGAGATTTTCATTACAGTAGCAGAGGCGGGGTATGCATATACACCCCCCTGCGCCCAAACTGTTTCAACAGACGTGCCAACATCGCCGTTGATACCAAATTTAAATAGCGTTTTATGACCATCAACTTGCCCACGGGCTACTTGTAGTTCAAACGGCTCGTATGCGCCTTGGCGCGTTGCGGAAGAGTAAACACCCATATTTTTCTCCAATTAAAAGCAGGGGCCGAAGCCCCCACCCGTTTTCAACAAGCGCCACCGCCACGCTTTTTAGTTGCTGGAGTAACCGTTACAGACTCTTTGGTCTTGGTCACACTGTCAGCACTTTTGGGCATGAAGTAGTCCTTTGCTTTACCAGCAAGTTCCTTAACCATACTCAGAGGGTTTAGAGCGTCTTCCAGTTCCCTACTATGCTTTTTTGAAGCGTCGTATGCACCCTTGGACAAATCCATCTCTTTGTCGGAAGTAGCACCACCGCCAGCAAAACGCTTATACGAACCATATTTCATGTTGCTTTGCGTTTTTGCTTGGCGCATGGCGGTTGCGTTCTCTGCGGCGTTGTTTTTCAACAAGCGTGCTTCCGCAGGAGTTGCGCGTCCACCGTTTTTGTAAGTACCAGCCAATTGGCTAATCTTTACAGACGATGGAACTGGCTTGCGACCTTCTGGCATCGCGACGGGACGACCTGAATTAACAGTACCCCCCGCCGCGTAGGCTTTTTTTGAGGTTTTGCCTCCAGCTTTGAAGCCACCAGCGTTACCTAAAGCAACGCCACCAGTCTTGTAGCCACCGCCGTTGCCCATCTTCACATCACCAGTTTTACCACTGGATTTGCCAGTGTACTCAGCAGTGTGCATGAGGGTATCGCGGTACTTACCGCCTTGGTTTTCGGTATTGATGATGCCGTTACCAGTCACGCCACCTTTGGCGTACTTTTTAACGTCGCCACCCTTTTTAAAGCCACCAGCATTGCCAAGGGCAACACCGCCAGTTTTAAGACCCTTGTGACCTTTGCTTGCAGGCTTGGACTCGTGAGACTTCAGTTCTTTCTCAAGACCCTTCATCTTTGACATCTCTGCTTTGTGCGTCGCCTTGGATTCGCCGCCTTCAGCCTTGCCACCTTTTTTCATTGGAGGAGGAGGCATTGCTGTGCCTGACGGCGTAACCGCAGGTTTTTTAGCCATCATTGACTTGCGACGTGAAGCCATAGAGGGCTTGCCCGGTGCGCGAACAGGAGCGTTAACAGCAGGACGACCAACAAGCGCTGGAGTACCAGACATCATGTCCATAGCACCACCGCCCATCGCCATCTTTTTGTGACCAGCTTCCGCTTTGCCACCTTTTTTCATGTTGACGTGACCGCCTTTTTTGAGTTTTAACTCAACTGTAGGCTCAGTGGTCATCATTTTGACCATTGGTTTAAATTGTCCCATGTTGCTCCCCTTTAGGCTTGAGTTACGCCGAGAGCGCCAACGCGAGTAGCGTTAGGGCCAACAGCGATTGCAGGCAACAAAATTCCCATCACTGTACGAACGATACCGTTCGATGCAGTGGCAGGTACATAAGTACCGCGAACGTCACCAGTGGTGGTTGTAGCGGTTGCAGTGTCTGCGGCAACAAACGTACCAGCATCTTGTGCCAATGTGTTGTTGCTCTTGACGCTGGCAACGTATGCCACGTTGAACACGCGAACTGGGATACCGAGGATGTCGGTTGTACCAAGAGCAGTGGTTGCACCAACTGCACCAGAAACGGTAGCAGAAGTCACAACGTAGAAAGCCTTCTTGCCGTTCACAGCCACAGACTGTGTAGTGCCAGTTGCAATCACTTCGCTCATCGCTTGACCGTAGTAATCAAAACCATTGATGGTCACGTTACGGTTAGTGATAGTGCCTGCGCCGATGGTCACAGAGATTGCGCGAGGGCAATCCAACTGGTAACCAGTGGAACCGCTGTTCAACACAATCGACTTGACGTTTGTGCCAGCAGTCAGCGTGTAAGCGCTGGTTGGCGACGCGGCAGTAGCGAGGTTGTTGGCAACAGCGGCTTGAGGAACGATGTCCCAAACGAAGATGCGACCAAGTGGGCCTACACCAACTGACATTGGAGAAGGATTGTCAAACGGTACGTTGCTGTTTGCAGTCATGGTGGTGCTAGACGCAGACACAGATTGGTTAATCGTGTATGTGCCAGTACCGCCAGTACCTGTACCAAACGCAGTGATGTAAGTACCGTCGGTCACGCTAGTGCCGTCAACAAACATACCCAAAGCAATTGGAGCGCCTTGCAACAGCGCGGTAACGGTCAATGTCGTACCAGACATTGAACCAGTGAAAGTAGTCGAGTAAGGGCGAATACCCGAACCCATAGAAGTTTGTGCGGAACCTAAGAATAGGTCGTCTGAATATTGAGGCATCGTCTGTCTCCTTGAAAAGTTTGACGAAACATTTAACAAAAAAGGGGCTGGGTTTTATCCCAACCCCCGTGGCGTGGTTTAGACGCCGGGTGTGCCGTAAACGGCGCGTGGGTCAGTGAAACCCACTTGGTAACGCTCGGTAGCCTTGTAGCGCATGG